CTAAAATCGTGGAAGTGGATTTTGTGATGGCTATGTACAACGCAGACCACAAGGCTTAAACAATGTTTTTTAACTGAATTTGGTGCAACCGTTATTTTGGCGGATGCGGACAAATCAAAGCAGTTATCACAGTTTTTGAAAAGTAAAAAAGGCGTAACACCTTTTTATTTTGTTGAGCCTAAAACAAAAGAAAAGCTAAAAGTGGTGTGTAAAACGTGGAGCAAAGTTGAACATCCAGCTTACGATTTGTTTAATTTAACATTGACGGAAACGCTATGAGTACAATTACGCCAAAATTAAAACTCGAACTCGCCAAACTTGAACAAGCAGCAATCTTAGATTTGTTTGAAGTGGATATGCGAGGGCTAACCGGTGCGGACGGTGCAAAAGGCGAGCTTTACCGCTTTTATGCTGGTACAAATGAGCTAAATCAGCCGATTGTGTGGCAGGGTAACACTTACAATCCGTACGGCATTAAAGCAGATGGATTTGAGATGTCTGGTCAAGGCGCAAGCAACCGTCCGACGTTATCTATTGTGAATTTTGATGGCTTTGTTACCGGATTGTCGAATAATTTCGATCAGTGCCTTGGTGCAAAAGTAACAAGGCGCAAAGTCTATGCCGAATACTTGGATGCAGTCAATTTTGAAGGCGGTAATCCGAAAGCAGATCCGCAACAAGAGCGGTTAGAGTATTTTGTGATTGAGCAATTAAGCCAGCTAACCCGTGATATTGCAACGTTTACGTTGGCGCTGCCGACCGAAACCGACAACGCCGTTATTAATAAGCGCACAATTCTTGTGACTTGCTCGTGGGGTGTACCGCTCCTCGGAATGTGGTTATACCGGCGGAGCGGTAGCGGACGAAAAAGACCAACCAACAAGCGATATTAAAAAGGATAAGTGCTCCGGTTGCTTGCGTGGTTGTCAGCTACGCAATAATCAGCGCAATTACGGTGGCTTTATTGCGGTTAATAAATTGGGATAAATTATGATTGCCGAACATATAAAAATAGAAATCCTCGCTCATGCGAAAAAATCAGAACCACAAGAATCTTGCGGTTTTGTCGTTTCCGGGCAAGACGAATTTTTTTACTACCCGTGTGAGAACGTGGCGGACGATCCTGAAAGCTTTTTCGAGATTGCGCCCGAAGCCTATATTCAGGCTGAATCGCTTGGTGAAATTGTGGCAATTGTCCATTCGCACCCCAACGGCGAACCGGTTTTTATCCATTGCCGATCGCCAAATGCAAGATTTATCACAGTTGGATTGGTGGCTTGTGTGTAACGGAGAATTGCATATCTTTCCGAAAATTCAACCGCTTATCGGTCGTGAGTTTATCCACGGTACAACGGATTGCTACTCAATTTATAAAGACTTTTATTATCTCGCCGGCTTGGATATGGACGAGTTCAAGCGCCAAGATTATTGGTGGGAGAAAGGTGAAAATCTGTATTTAGAAAACATCGAAGGACAAGGCTTTGAGCGATTGTCAGAAGATGCCGAATTGCAAGTCGGTGATGTCATTTTGATGCAAAGTTGGCGCTAGCGTGCCGAATCACGCCGGAATTTATATCGGCAATCAGATGGTATTGCATCATAGTCCAAACCGATTAAGTAAGCGTGACTTATACGACGGATACTGGTTTAAGCACACACATAGCATTTGGAGATACAAACAATGGTCACAGTTAGATTTTACGGCAGCCTTAAACAATTTGGCACGCAGTTTGAGCTAGACTGCCAAGATACTGCTGAAGTGCTTCGAGCTTTGTGTAATCAAATCAAAGGTTTCCGGCAGCATCTTCAGCAAGGCTTTTATAAAGTTCGAATTGGTAAAGAATATTTAGACAATCGATACTTAGATAAAGGCTTGTTTTACAAATTAAAAGACGGCATGACAGTGCATTTTACGCCAGTTTTGACGGGTGCGAAAAAGGCAGGTGTTTTTCAGGCTGTTTTAGGTGTTGTGATGGTCGCCGCTGCCTTTTGGACTGGCGGCGCATCTTTGGCTGCATGGGGGTCGGGCGCCACTATGATGGGAGCCATGGGTGCTGCCATGATTCTTGGCGGCGTTGCTCAAATGCTAACGAAAACTCCCTCGATGTCTGGCGGACTTAATGATAAAGATAAAAAATCATCTACAGCTTTCAGTGGTATTCAAAATATGAGCGCACAAGGTCAAGTCATGCCACTTGCATACGGCAGAATAATGTGTGGATCAATGATTGTATCGCAAGGCGTAGAAACATTCGACGCCGAGACACAAAAAGAAGAAATCGAAAAGAAAAAACGAAAATCTAGATTTAATAAATAAGACCGCTCTTGATGAGCGGTTTTTTTATATCCAAAATAAGGGGTAATTATGGGTGGTAGCTCAGGCGGAAGCTCACATACACCGGTTGAAGCGCCGGAATCAGGTCGTAGTAGTCAGCGAGTAAAAATCGTTGAGGTGATTTCTGAAGGTCAAATTGGCGGATTGGTTAATGGTCTTAAATCTGTATATCTAGACAACACGCCGATTCAGAATTTGGATGACACTTACAATTTTAAAAACGTTGAAGCGGAAGGACGTCTTGGTACGCAAGATCAGGACGTTATGTCTGATTTTGACACAACAGAAAAAGAAGTTTCTGTTGGCGCAGAAGTTAGGAAAACAACACCGCTTACTCGTACCGTGACTGATGCAAATGTCACGAGATTACGCTTAACACTAGGCGTCCAGTCACTCTTTAAGCAAGAGGATAACGGTGACACAAACGGTGCATCGGTAGATTTTAAAATCACGGTTGGCAATGCCACTTATAATTTAAACATCAACGGTAAATACAGTTCGCAATATTTGCGCACAATCTATATTGAGAATTTACCGCAAGTGCCATTTACTGTCCGTGTAGAGCGCCTTAATGCAGATTCGGATAGCCAACGCTTGCAGAATAAAACTGTGTGGGCAAGTTATACAGAAATTATAGACACCGATTTTGCCTATCCAAACACCGCTTACGTCGGCATTAAATTTAACTCCGAGAATTTTAGCAGCATTCCTACTCGAGGATATGAGATTTTCGGGATCGAAGTTAAATTACCGAGTAATTACGATCCTGAAACTCGTAAATATACCGGTTTGTGGGATGGTACGTTTAAGATTGCGTGGACGAATAATCCGGCTTGGGTTTTGCTCGATATTTTAACGAATAAGCGTTACGGATTAGGAGAGCGTTTAGGCGATTTTGGCGTAGATAAGTGGGCATTGTACAGTATTGCGCAGTATGCGATCAGCTTGTACCGGACGGCTACGGCAACATGGAGCCACGGTTTACGTGTAACATTTGGATGACCGAGCAACGTTCGGCTTATGATGTAATCTCTGATTTATGCTCTATTTTCCGGGGAATCCCAGTATGGAACGGTACGGAAATGACATTCATCATTGACCGTCCAGCCGATCCAGTTTGGACGTACACCAATGCAAACGTGATTAATGGCGAGTTTTCACGCCAGTATTCGGCTAAAAATCTCGCCACAATGCGATTCAAGTTGAGTATAAGACAAAGACAACGCTTATCAGTCGGCGATCGGAGTACGTTTCGGATAACGACTTAATTCGGAAAAACGGCTTTAACCTCCTGAAGTTACCGCTTTTGGCTGTACTAGTCGTGGTCAAGCACACCGTACCGGTCGATGGATTTTAGAAACAGAAAAGCTCGAAACTGAAACCGTGACATTTAGTGTCGGTTCGGAAGGTTTGATGCACATCCCTGGCGATATTATCCGAGTAACGGACAACCATTTCGCCGGCACAAATCTTGGCGGACGAGTGTTATCAGTAAGTGACAAGGTAGTAACGGTCGATCGTGAAATTACGCTACCGGCAATAGCTATTTTAGTTATATCAACGCCGAAGCGAAGCACGCCTCAATCAAAATTACCAAAATTAACGGTACGAAGCTTACGCTTGAAGCTGCTCCGGCTGGCTTAAAAGAATATGACGTGTACTCGATTTCAAGCCAGAAAGTAACATCTCGCTTATATCGTTGTATGACGATCACTGAGGATGACGGCAAGTACACAATCACCGCATTGCAACACGAACCGCAGAAAGAAGCGATTGTTGATAACGGCGCATCATTTGAACCAGTATCAACTAGTTTGTTAAGTGGTGGATTGCAAAAAGTAAGCAATGCTGACGTGTCACTCTCTGAAAACGGCGTAGAAATTACATTTGATTATGCGGCTAACACAACAACGGCAGTCAAGTATCAAGTTAAGTTATATCGCAACGGCGAACTATATCGACAGTTAGTTGATGTGACCGATACTAAGCTTACGTTTTTCAAACTTGCCGGACGGCTCTTACACGGTTGAAATTCGTGCCAAGAACGAGCGAGGACAACTATCCGATCCGATTACTCGTACGTTTGAGATTAATTTAAGAATCCCTCGTTTTGTCACCAAATCGTTATTATTTGCGATTGAATTAGATTGGGATTTACCGAAAACGGCAACGGTCGGTAATTATACTGAATTGTGGCGAGCGTCGGAAAATGACGTGTCAAAAGCGGTTAAAGTTGCAACTTTGCCGTATCCGCAAAATAATTACACAATCAACGGCGTGAGCCTGAATGAAAGTTACTACTTTTTCGCTCGTTGGGTGACAAAGTGGGCAACAAAGGCGAATTTACCGATGGCGTATTTGGTGAGGCTGATCATAATACGGAAAATCTTGTTAATGCGCTTGAGGGTAAAATCACTCAGTCGCACTTAGGTAAATCGCTGATTGAATCGCTCAAAGCAGATATTGACGAAGCGGTAGGCGGAGAAAGCAAGGAAAGACAAGGAGCCAGTTAGCAAAATGCGTTAGCTCAAATCTTGGCGGAAACTCAAGCAAGAGTAAAAGCATTACAGGACGAAGCGAAAGCACGTACTGCTGCGATTACGGCGGAAACCAACAATCGCACTAAAGCAATCCAAGCTGAAAGCGCAAATCTAACGAAAAAAATCCAAGATGAAGCAAATGCTCGTGGTACTGCGGTAACTCAGTTACAACAAACTGACGCACAACAAGCACAGCTTATCACTGCAGTAACGGCAAAAGCAGATCAAGCGATTACCGGTTTACAAGAGGAAAAGACCGCTCGTGCTAACGCTGATAAAGCGGAAGCACAAGCAAGAAATGCTCTCACAAGCCGTGTTGCGAGTGCAGAGAGTGGAATCGCAGAGGTTCGCCAAAGCATTGCGACCGCTAACAATAGCATTGCGGAGGTTAGTCAGAATCTTAATTCTAAGCTCGATGGTTTAAGCGTTGGTGGTCGTAATTATTTACTCAAATCTGCTGATGATTTGGTTGTTAATGCTCCAGCAAACCGTTACAAAGCTTATCACTCATTACTATCAGAGTTAGTATCGCCAGCAGTTTTTAGTGCGCAAGTTAAAGACTTGCTCGGCAACAATGGTAATAAAGTGACTGTTGCCTTATTTGATAAGAGCAATATCAATGGCACACTTGAACAACGACAAGATGTACCAATTGTTGATGGTAAGGTGTTAGTAAAATTCGCACCACCCTCATCACCAAGTAAAACATCTATTGCTGTATACGCAAATAGTGGCTCTTGGAATGGATCTGCAACTGGTGCCGCAACGTATTACAATGCCAAACTTGAGCTTGGCACAGTAGCCACCGACTGGACACCTGCACCGGAGGATGCTGATAGTGCTATTAGTGCGGTATCGGCAGACTTGACGAGTTACAAGCAAACACAAGCCACGAAAGAGCAAGCAGCCGCTCAGCAGATTGGCGGGCTGAATACTCGCTTAGCGAACGCCGAAGGCGGAATATTCGAGTTGAAAAAGCAGTATCCGACAATCAGTCATCGACTGCTACGCAATTAAATCAGCTCAGTGCGAATTTAACAAAAGCGCAGACTGATCTAAATGCAAAAATCACACAAGAGCAGACCGCTCGAGCGGAAGCTGACAAATCAAACGCAGACCAAATCACATCAGTGACAAGCCGTGTTGCAAGTGCCGAATCAAGCATTAGCAACATTCAGTCCACGAAAGCGAGCAAAACTGAAGTCGCTAGTTTAGCTCAACAGTCTTTACAAGCAGTTTGGCAATCGGAATGCGCAGGCTAAAGTGGATGCGCTAAAAGTAGGCGGTCGTAACTTAATTAAAAATAGCAACGTAAGGTACGAAAGCAATAGATATAGCACAAGATACGAGCTATCAACAGCGCCACAAGTTGGTGATGATTTTGTAGTAACGCTATGGGGTGATTTGGGCGAAACCCGGTCGGGGATTGGTGTTTATAACTCTCAAGGATTTAGCGAATTAACAAAACTCGTCAAAATTCGAGAGGGTGTTTATCAAGGCAAGGCAGTAATGGGAAACCAATGCGAGGCAGCTTGGAAGTCACTCCGAATGATACGCACTTGAATGTGTACTTTTATCCAAATGGCGACACATCAACTAATATCATCGAGCGGATCAAACTTGAACTTGGCACGGTCGCAACTGACTGGACGCCAGCTCCGGAGGATGCAGATAGTGCTATTAACTCCATCTCATCAAAAGTTGATAGTGTCAGCAAACGCTAACAACGGCGAATCAAGCACTAGGCTCACGTATTGATACTGTCACAGCATCGGTTAATGATGCTAAATCGCAAGTATCACAAGTGAGTAAAGCGGTATCGGATGTCAGCGGAAGTTATCTGCTACGCATACGCTAAAAACGCAAGTGATTAATGGTGGGAGAATGGCTATCGCCGGTATTGCTTTGGGGGCTGAGTCGGATGGCGTAACAACAGAATCATCGGTCATTGTTATGGCCGATAAATTCGGCATTGTTGCTAATGCGAATGATGGTAAAGTTAAGCCAGTGTTTAGCGTTGCCGATGGTCAAGTTGGGATTCGTGGAGATTTATTTGTTGCAGGTAGCGTAACACATGACAAGTTAAGCAGCGGAAGCGGTGCTAATTTGTTACAAAATCCTATTTTTTCAAATGATGCTCACTCTTGGTATGATAATAAAGGTAACGGATCTCTTGAACCATTGGTTACAAAACTCACAAGACGCACAAGTCAATCATTTGCTGGATTAGTTAGTTCTGGCGCTGTCCTCATCTCCGAAGTAACAGCGAATCAATCTGTTAGTAGCTGGTGGCAAGTTGCAGCGCAGAAAGTGAGTGTGATACCCGGTCAGCGTTATTGCTTTTCAGCTTATGTTGATGCGTGGTCTTGCACTGGCGAGCTTATGATTCAGGAGTGGGACGCAACTGATAACTGGGTTAAAGATTTTGCCTATTCTGGCAAATTTGGACGTAACATATCAGGTTATTCGCAGTCTGGCGCAATGGAAGAAAAAACAGGCAATATCGATTCTCGAACTCGCAAATCAGTGTTTTTTACGGCGCCGCAATCCGGCATTGTTGCACTTGTTGTAAGAATGGCTGATATTCAGCGCTCTAGCACAATCAAGGTTGCCAACGCAATGCTTGAAGAGTGTAGCACTAGCAGTACCGAGCCTAGCCCTTGGTCAAATGCCGGAGCTGGTCCAGTCCACGGAGGTAGTATTATCGCAAATACGATTCGTGGTGATCATATTATGGCGAATCAGCGAATCACAGCTCCAATGATTGAGGGAGGGAGTTTAAATATCAGTAATCGTTTTAAAGTGTCAAATTCGGGACAAGTCGAAATGCGTTCAAACTCAGGAAATGTTGGTATGGTAATGAATAATGATGCCATTATTGTTTACGATGAATGGGGTAAACCAAGAGTAAAAATAGGAAAGCTATCATGATGAACATTATTTTATTATTGATATTTACAGCAGCCTTGGGGCTGCTTTTTCTTTTACGTTTATACAATAAAAGAAAAAAAATATATCAGGAAGGGGGAGATGTGCAAGGCATTCAAACATTTGATAACGTCGGGAATATAACATTTAATACAGATGAAAAATTGTTTAAATATATTGGTACACGATATATCAAATATGGAAAGTTTTCTTTTACTGTTACTGAAAGATATGAGGGAAATCTTTTCTTTATTGTAACAATTTTAAGTTCAACATATCGTAAGCAGCCTACTGCTTATCGCACTAATATTCCTAACTTAATTCATTTACAGCATGTTTCCGTGAGTGGGGCTACGATTTCTGGAGAAGTCGTTTGTTTATTTCCGTGGAATTTACCAGCGGATGATTCAGATTACATTCAAATAACCTACGGAGCTTATTAATATGAGTTATGGATTATCAACTTTTATGATTAATGAGAATTTTAAAAGCCTATCATTGCAACGAAAAGGAAGAGCTAATTTCTCAAATAAGATAACTCAGATAAATGTAGCACAGAATGAAATTGCGGTGATTCAGCTTTCTGATGGGCAAGTCTGTTTACTCTCTCAAGAAAACGGAATAGCGACCATCGCTACCGAAACTGCTTCTTTTGTTGATTTTCTTATTTTTAGCACGAATGTACCCAAAAGTGGTGGTTATGGTATTGAAGTATATAACACTCGTGGTGATGTTGTATTTTCTTCAAATCATAAATTTTTAAGACCGATCAGTAGTGTAGATTTAAATGTATCAAAGGGGGTGTTTCAATTTGTAGGGGAGAATAATAAACAATATGGTGTAGTACTATCTAATTTCGGATTTAATTTCGCTATTAACTATAACAATGGTTATTCTGATTCACGATCAGTAAGAGTAAGTGGTAATACGATTGAATTTGGATTTTGTAAGTATTATTACTCAGGTTTATATAAAACAGGGATGACTTACAACTCGCATGCAATGTTCTTTAACGCATTAGTAGTTGATGTAACGGGTTATTAATTTTAAAGAGGACAAAATTATGAAATTTATCGAAAAACAAATCGAAGAACAACGCACAGGTGCGTTAGCAAATCATCACGTAGTAACCGGTTTACAAGTTGACTATGTCAATGGCAGTACATTTGTGACAATCGGCTCTTATGTATCGAAAGAGAAAAAAGACGAAGGGAAAGAACATCTCTCCGTTAATACCTTTACTATTCAAGCCGTGCCGGCATGGGATCAAATCCCGTATCAATGGGCGTTGAGCGAATTAATCAAAGCGCAACCGGACGACTTTGTACCTGAAACATACGCCGGCTATGTAAATCCTTATATGTTTGCCGGTGGCAAAGTAAAAGACGATCCGGAAGCTAAATAATGCCCAAAAAGAAATACTATTGCACGGGGCTGAAAAATGCCCCTGAAAATATCAACTCGTGCTGTCATCAACACGATCGTGATTATGGCGTAAACGGAAAAGTCAGTAGAGCGGAAGCAGATAAGCGGTTAAGGGATTGTTTGATTGCGCAAAATAGACCTGTTTTTGCCTGGTGTGCGTGGTTGGCGGTAAGATGTTTTGGATGGTATTTTTGGAAGGAGAAAAAAGGAAAATAGCTTGTTTCATAAGCTGATTAAAATTTGAGTTTCGGAAAAATGTATATAGTTTCGGAAATAGAAAGGAAATTGATTAAATAACCCTTTGAAATTATTGTAATAAAATAGAGAAGCCAAAATTAGTTCACTTAGACTTCAAACGCGTTTAATCTAGGAATACCAACGGTTTAACGTTGAAAAACGTTCCGAAACTTTTATGAGTTTTAGTAGTTTTTATGCTAATAAAATCAATATTTTATAAAATAGTTTCGGAACGGATTTTAAGTGATTTAAAGGCTCTTTTGTATAGTGCAAAAGGGTCTTTTTTATTATGTAATTTCATCGGTTGGTCTGAGTGGTTTATCTTTTCTAATGTAGTGTTGAGTCATTCGTTTTGATGTATGGCCAAGTTGCTTTTGAGCTTGCTCGTCGGTAGCTGTCAGTGAAATATCTGTTGCTGCTTTGGCTCGCATATCTCGCATTTGAACTTTTCCAATTTCATTTGCTAATTCAGGATAAGCACGCATCGCTTTTTCTCTGATCTCTCTAAAATGCACCGTGAGTATTTGGCGGTCTAATTTTTTTCCCCATTTGTTTGTAAATAGCCAAGTGGTTTCAGGTTGTAGGCGTTTATCTATAATTTCCTTTAACCTACCGGTAATTTCAAATCTGACTTTCTTCCCTGTCTTTTGTTGTGTGATATGTAAAATACCGTTATAAATATGTGATCGGTGGATATTGCAAATATCAATAGGACGTTGCCCAAGTAAGTAGGCTGTTTCGATAATATCTGCCATTCGCTCATCGGCAAATTCGTAGATTTTTTCGAGTATATAATCTTCGACATAGATTTCTCGGTATTTCGTTGGGAATTTTTTCACGCCTTGTGATGGGCTGGGTAGAGAAGTGTAGCCCCATTCCCTTGCGCTATTCCAAATTGTGTTAAATAATCCGACCTCAATATTCGCAACGGCAGGCGTGTCTTTTCGCCATTGCAGATATTGCTTGATATGCTGTGGTTCAATTCTTTCAAGTGGGATTGGCGGATCGCCGAAGAATTTACAGAGCCAGCCAATCGCCTGTAAATTGGATTGGCGTGTATTCTTCGCTTTCTTCGTTGGTACAATTTCCACTTCATAACGTTTTGCCACATCAATGAATAGAACGACTTCGCCCTTTTTCTGAAATTCAAAATTGAGTTTAGCAGCTTCCAATACGGCTTCATATTTGTTTGTACCGAGGGATTTTTCTTTACTGTCCGCCATTACATAGTAAAAGTATTCAACAATTTGGCCGCTTGCTCGTTTCCGTCGTCGGCAAAGTAGATTTTGTGGCAAACCGTTATTTCTCGTTTGCGGGGTCGAGCCATACTAACTCCTATGCTGTTCTGATAACATTTGGAATCCAATCATGTTCATTAGCAGATTCTTGTTTTTTGGTTTTTGTCCGAGAAGCATAATCTCGCCGTACAATAGGGAAGCCATTACCATTTTTCACAAACGGAATACCCATTTTGTTGAGCTGTTCAATAATCATCTTTTTCTGCTTCCGCCCAGTAAGAAACTGTAATTCTTCAAGGCGAGAAAATCTTGATAAATATTCATAATTTACTCCATAAAAAAGCCGGATTATTTCCGGCTTGCTTTCATTTCTAAATACATTTGATAAACCGCTTCTGAATCAGCGAATTGCCGTTCAATATCTCGCTTCGCTTGATGGACTCTAACGTTCTGTTTTGAGTATTGCGTAGTTAAATCAAGTATCACATCATCAGATTTGAACAACTCAACAAGTGCGCCGATGATTTGCTTTTCTCGTTTTTCGCCGATTCCCTTAATTGCCTTTAAGCAATCAATTTCAGCGGTGTAGATTTTCATCCACGAATCAAAACCTGCATCGGTTAGTTTCTTAACGAGATGATTTTCGAGCTTTTCTGAAAGCGGATGCTGTAATAAAAAGTCATCTATTCGCTTGCCGATTTGTTGGCATTCATATCGAGTGAGATATTTTGACTTGTCGTAGATTTTCGCCCATCGATACATTCGGCTGAGTTCTTTTTCGTTGAATTGATAACCGCTAGATTTTGTTACGCAGTCAAGCTCAGGTTTTTTATCTTTAACACTAATCCAGCCGTTATTTTCTTTTTCCATTTATTTAATTCCATTAGACTTAAATTCAAAATATTTGAATGGATTATAATTTTTCATTCCCATAATAATTATGTGAACGAGATTATCTATACTTAAAATTGAGCTATTATCGCTGAGATTAAAATCAATTCCAGCATCTTTTCCAATTATTGGTTTGAGTAATTTTGTGGCTTTTGCCGCCAAATTAATATAATTCGCATTGTATGTTTTAG